TGTGAGTCAGCGCAGGTAGCCGTAGCGCTTGAGGAGGCTGATCGTCAGATCACGGTCGCCTGCGGCATCGATGTAGATCTGCCGGACGGTCAGGCGAAGGCCCTTCGTCGAGCCCGCCAGGTGCTGCCCGGCCAGACCCCGGCGGCTCATGCCCTCCGTGGTGGCCTCGACGTCCCGGCCGAAGACCCTTGTCTGATACAGGCCCCGGCGTGCGTTGACGACCTGGTTGATGTCGGCGCCCTCGCGGATCGCCTGCGCGTCGGCCTTGCCGAAGCGTGCGTCCTGCTGCGCGGCCGTCAGGTGGTCGAAGAACACGTGCGGGTCGGTCGCCAGGTCACCGGCCCGGTTCTCGATCGCGGGTACGGCAGTGCATTGGCACCGCGGGTGACGCTGGAAGGAGGCGTTCCACCGGTAGTGCTTGCCGGCCAGGATGATGCAGCGCGAGCAGGCCGACCCGGAGACCATCCGGACGTAGCCGTGCACGGACCGCGTGGCCGTCATCGCGGCCCCGGCAGCCTCCCGGCCCGCGTCGGCGACCTCGGTCCCGACGAGCATCGAAAGCTCGGTAGCGCCGGAGGTGAGCGCTTCGCGTACCGGCAGCCCCGCGCCGATGGCCATCTTCGTCTTCAGCACCGGCGTGTACAGCAGGCCGGCCAGTGCCCGGCCGTCGGCTGCGGCACCGGAGAAGGCCGTGGCGTCGACGACGCCTTCTGCCGCGGAGTCGCCGCTTTGCGTGTTCACCGCTGCGGATACGTACTGGCTTGCGCCGGACGCTGCCAGGCGCTGAGCGGCGGCCAGAGTCCGGACCATAGCCGGGCCCGCGCTGGCCGCCCACGAACCGGACAGGTCGGCGGGGTCCAGACCGGCCCACGCCGCCGCAGTACGGTCGACTGCCGAGCGGACGATGAGGGCCTGGTGTCGACTCCACGCCCGTGCGACGTCGCGCAGGTCGGTCACGGAATCTGCGGGATCGGAACCGGCGCGGGCGGAACAGGCGCCTCGGGACCGGGCGCGGTCGGCTGCCGCTGTGCGCCGATCAGCGCGGAGAACTCGGCGCCGAGATTGCGGTCCGCCTGGCGCTGCTGCATGTCCTGCATGCGGGCGATCTGCGCCTGGGAGAACTGCATCATCTCCCACGCCATCTCATCCGGCAGCAGGCCGGCGGCGTGGAGCTTGACCACGGCGTCAGCACTGGCCGCGAGAGTCGGGGTAGAGGCGTCGTGCCAGATGGTTTCCAGCCGGGCCGCGTTCGCCGGGACGGATCCGTCGCGGATCTGCATCGCCAGGCGCATCACGCGTTCCCACGACCCGCCGAAGGCCCGCTGACGGCGCTCTGCCCGCTTCACCAGCCGGGCCTCGGAGGCGCGGATGGCGTCGGCGCTGATCGGCTCGCCGCCAACGTAGCCGAGGAAGTGCGGCGGCAGGCCAGTCAGGCCGGACACGACGCGGGCGAGCGCGTTCATGGTGTTGTGGAAGTTGCCGAGGTCGGCCTCTGAGAACTGCCCGAACTTGGTCTCCGGGTTCTCGCTCAGCCACAGGCCGCCGATGCGGGCGGTCAGGGTCGATGTCTTCCGGCCGTCCGGGCTGACGAAGTCTTCCTCGGTCATGCCAGCGGCCCAGCGGCGCGGGATCGCGTGGTACTCGGCCGACACCATCATGTCGGTAGCGATCTTGCACAGGGCGTCGGACACCGGAATGACGTCGGCGAGTTCGGAAACGCCGCCGCGGTCCCGAACCCGGGCGCGGTTCACCAGCGGCACCACCGGCGGCACATCCAGGCCCGTCTCGTCCGGCTCGATGTCCGGATCGATGATCCATGTGCCCTTGCTCTTGATGTACCACGTAGTGAGACCGGGCTGGTAGAGGGTGGCGTGCTGGATGGCCTCGGCATCCGGGACGTCCTCCTGCCACCGCTTCACCGCGGCGACGACCTCGCGGGTCCGCGGGTCGCGCTCGGCGTACACCTCCAGGGGCGACTCCACCGTGATGAGCGGATTCGCCTCGTCGGCCTCGTTGGCGCCGACGATGACGAAGCTGCGGCGAAGGGCCAGGGCATCGACGTGGCCGAGCTGCGATTCCTCGTCGAGGTCGTTGGCCTGCCAGATGCCCCAGAGTTCGGAGTCGGCCTCGGCGTCGTCGGAGAACCGGAAGCCCTCCACGTCCAGGCGCTCCTCCAGGGCGTCCACCACCAGGCGCGGCCAGTTGATGACCAGCTGACGCAGGCGCTGATTCAGCTCCCGCATCAGCTCCGGCGCCATGTACGCCAAGGTCTGCTTGCCCTCGTAGTAGCCGTCCAGCCGCTTCAGCTCCGGCAGGTCCGAGTCGTGCGCCTTGATCAGGCGGGTGAGCCACTGGTCGCGGTCCAAGTTCACGGCCATGGTCCACCTCCTTCACATGACGACGATTCGGCCGCGCTTACGCGGCTTGTTCAGGCCTTCGGTAATGGCGTCGAGCCGCGCCTCCCAGGAGAGGCATCCGGCCATCGCGGCGTCGATCTTGCGGGGCGAGTCGTGGCGGTCCTTCTGGATCGTCCACATCGGCTTGTCGTCGTCGTCCTTCACGCGGGCGTCACGCTTCACGGCATTGGCGATATGCCCGGCGTACAGCTTGTCGCCGTCGTGGGTCAGCGATCCGTCGACCTGCGCGTTACGAAAGGCCCGCAGCGCGAAGGCCATTGGGCGCGGGCGGTGCGTCCACCACTCGACGACGATCTTTTCTCCGTACTTGCCGGACCAGGCCGAGACCGTCTCCTCCCAATAGGGAGGGTCCGCGTAGACACGGACGACTCGCCACTGATCGAAGGTGGCCTCCAGCGCGGCGTGCACCTCGTTGGCCGGGACTTCCCAGCGCTCGGCTTCCTTCTTGAGCACGGGCGCTTCCCAGGCGTCGATCACCCATTGGTGCCCGGTCTCCAGATGCGTGCCGACCAGCGCCGTGGCATCGCGGAAGCGGGCGCCGTCGAAGCCAATCGAGATGGCGTCCTTCTTCGGCACTACGAAGTCGGGCTTCGCCAGCTCGGCCCAGCGGCCGGCATCGAAAGCCTTTCCTGATCGAGTTCCGCGCTGGTTCAGGAAATAGCGCCGGGAGTCTTCGGGGTCGGCGTCCGGCTCACGCATCTCCGAAGCGATGCGCTCCAGGTCCATCCAGCTCGCGGCGTCACCGTAGACGTACTCCAGCGCGGGTAGCAGCTGTGCATCGTCCATCAAGTCTTCGACATGCGGGGCCTGGCGATGGTCGACGAGCAGGCCGCCGTCCTTGACCTTGCCTGCCTGGATCGCCTCGTAGTACTGGTGGGTAGCCTCGGCTACCGAATTCTCACCAACCGCGTACATGGTCGACGTCTCCAGCGACCATGGATCGGCTGCCTTGCGCTTCACCAGGTTGCGCCGCACCATCTTGTGCATCGCCCGGGTCTCCGGCATTACGTACAGGTGCGTCTCGTCAAAGACGGAGAAGCTTTCCTTCCCACCGTCCTTGGAGGCACTGCTCGCCGTCGAGGGGCGGATTTCGCCGCCGCCCTCGATGAAGATCCGCGATGACGTCTGCGCGCCACGGCCGAGGTCGATGCTCGGAAACTCGTCGCCGAAGTGCTCGACGAGGTGCGACAGCATCGCCGTGACGTTGTCGTAGGTGTTGCCAGCCTGGCCCTCTTCGGTGGCCATGCACCGGATGAACGGGTACGTCAGCGGCCGACCGACGGGCTCACCATCTGCGTTCCAACCGTCAAAGCGGCATGGCCCCAGCGCCTCAAAGCAGACCAGCGCGCCGGCTATCTCGCTCTTCGCGCGGCCCTTAGGCCGGGACAGGAATGCCCGGTTGACCTTCCGGCGCCCCGTCTCTGCGTCAAGCTCGTAGGCCCTGACAATGAAGGCGGCCATCTCGTCGTCGATGACCAGCGGCTCGCCTTGCACGTCACCGGGGCCGTGACAGAGGTAGGCCTCGATCCAGTCGATGGCTTCGAAGCCGAGTGAGACGAACCGCTTCGGGTCAACTTGCCCGCCCGCCATCGATGACCTCCAACACCCGCTCCCGGCGAGTGGCCGCGGTACTCCGCGGCGCCGGCCTCGGGCGTGCCGCCGCCGTGTCGTCGGCCGCGATCTCCCAGAGCAGGCGCCTCATCGCCATCGGGGAAAGGCCGAGCCTGTCTTCGAGCTGGCGGACCTCCATGGCCGCCTTCGGCTCGCCGACCTCGGCCTCGGCCAGCAGGACGACATACCTGGCCACCATGCGGATACAGCCGATGCCCAGGCGTTCCCAGGCGACGGCCTGCGGCGACGACCAGAGATCGCGCCAAGTCTGTTCGTCGTAGGCGGCGGATGCGGCCAGCGGCCATGCGGGCGGCTCGCCCTGTCGGCCCTCGGCGGGGAGCTGAGTCGTGGCGATGGTGGCGTTGGTGCGGCGGCGCTGACTTGCGGGTTTCGGTGGCGGTCCCATGCCAGCCATGTGGTCACGCTCCTTCGGAGCGTGACCACATGGCTGGCATGG